AGGTAAATGACGATGAGTAAAGAAAAGCAGACATCCGACGCACAGAACACATCTATTGCAATGTGTGTTGATGGCTCAACTCCCCGACTACATAAAGCTGCCAAGGTGAATGGACTCCAAAGTGGCAACTCAAGCAAACCAACCAGCAACGGTAGCAAGTAATCGCTATCACTTCTGGTTAATGCCCTGCTTACTGTGTATCTATTTTAAATTCTGCTAGCCTGTGGCGGAAGTAAAGCTAAATTTTAAGCTGCACCCAGCCCAGCTAGACGTATTTACCTCCCCTAAGCGATTCAAGATAGTTTCAGCAGGTAGAAGAGGCGGTAAGACCTACCTATCTGCTGTAACCCTTCTTGTAGAAGGGCTCAAGGAAGTTAACGAGCGCGGATACAAGCTAGGCAAGGACCGAGTAGTCTACTACGTAGCTCCTACCTTCAATCAGGCCAAGGATATTCTCTGGAAACTGATTAAAGAGCTAGGCAAAGACGTCATAGAAAGCACTCTAGAAAACACCGGAGTCATCCGTCTTATCAACGGACGAGAAATACACCTAAAAGGCTCCGATAGACCCGATACCCTACGTGGTGTAGGTCTTAGTTACGTAGTAATGGACGAGTACGCATCCATGAAACCGGAGGTTTGGGAGCAAATTATTCGCCCAACCCTCAGCGACGTAGAAGGAGGAGCCCTATTCATAGGGACTCCGGCAGGAAAAAACCACTTCTACAAGCTGTTTCAGGAGGCTGCAAGCCCTCGATTCAGTGAAGAATGGCTAGCCTACACGTTCAAAAGTGTTGATAATCCCTTTCTTAACCCGAAAGAGATTAAAGCAGCCAAGCGAAGCATGTCCAAGGCTTCATTCAAGCAAGAATTTGAGGCATCTTTCTCCACCATTGGTGGTGCAGTTCTTAATCCAGAGCTAATTATCCTTGGCACAGAGCCTCCTGACGGCGATTTCTACATCACAGTAGACCCAGCAGGCTACGAACCCGAAGATTTGAAGAATCTAGCTGCAAAAGCCTCCAATCTTGACGAAACAGCCATCGCAATCGTTAAAGTAGGCACCTATGGGTGGTGGGTAGCAGATATTCACCACGGACGATGGGATGTACGAGAGACCAGTATCCGTATTCTTCGCGCAGCCCAAGTATATCGCCCTAAATCAGTAGGTATCGAAAAAGGCTCTCTCAAAAACGCTCTAATGCCCTACCTTAAAGACCAGATGCTCCGCCTCAACACGTTTCCAAACGTGGTTGAAGTCACCCACGGAGGCAAGAAGAAGATAGACCGTATTCAATGGGCCCTCCAAGGCCGTCTAGAACACGGCCGATTGAAGTTCAACGACGGTCCCTACCTTGAAAAACTAACAGACCAGATGGCAGATTTCCCCAATCCTCTTGCTCACGATGACCTTCTTGACGCCCTAGCGTACATCGACCAAGTTGGTACGGTAATCTACAACGAGGATATTATCATAGACGATGAATATTCACAACCTCTTGATAACGTAAGTGGGTACTGATGAAACTCTTTATTAGTCTTTTACTGCTAGTATTATTCGCCCTGCCTGCGTGGGGGGCGACGTGGTATGTCTGCAATGTAGGGGCGGGAGCGACCGATGGCAGTTCGGAGGCCAATTGCTACAACGGGTTGAGCGACGTTGTGCAAGGCGCCGGGGGTGTGGAGCCGGGGGACACTTTGGTCATCGTCGGCACGATCAACACGTCAACAACGTTTACCCTGACGCAAACCGGGCTCGCGGGGTCGCGCATCCGCATCACCGGGTTACTGGGCAGCCAGCCCGGCGTGATTGATGGCGGCGGCGTCGCCAATCAAGGGCTTCGCGTGGCGTCGCAGCAATACGAATACTACGACGTAGACAACATTACCTTACGGAATTTTGTGCGCAGTTGCGTCGCGCCCACGATGGCGACGCCAGCAACACAGGGCAACTGGACGCTGACCGATGTTAGATGCGAGAACGTCACGCTGACAGAGTTTGCGGGCTCCGGGTCAGAGCCCGCGTATCAGATGGACGGCCACAATATGCGGCTCGTCCGTGTGTCGGTGGATAACGCTGGTGACGATGGCATTCGCACCGGATTAACGGCGGGCGATATTTACATCGAGGACTTCCGGTGTGAGCGCGTAGACCGAAAGAACAGTTCGGGAGACTGCATTCAGCATCGCGGTAATGGCAACATGACTATCGTTGGCGGGCACTATAACCACGACACGCGGAATAAACAGTCGATCCTTGACACCGGCTCTGGCTCGCTTGTAGTGCGTGGCACACCAAGCCACCCGCTCACTATCGACGGGTCGGGCATCAGTGATGAAGGGATTGGTGTCGATAAGCCTGGAGGCAGCGCGTTGATCGAGGGGGTGCATTTCAAGAATTTGCTGAATTACGGGATTTTTTTGAACACGACCGGGGCGGTGGTCACGGTGCGCTCTAATGTGTTTTCGAATGCGGGGCAATTGGCGAGGGTTTACATCAAAAGCAATGTGACCGGAAACAATCACGTCATCACGAATAACACCGATGCCGGCGCGCCAAGTGGCTATTTCGTGCAGAACTTGGCGGCTGGCATCACGGCGACGGTGCACAACAACGTAATTGATATGAGCGCGGGCGGTAAAGCACTGGCAAAACTGGCGACCAACACGCTCGCAAGCGACCGAAATGATTTTTACAACGCAACCGCCGCCGCATGGCGCAGCACGGGCACACCGACCGACCACTCCACGTTGGCATCATGGCAGGCGGCCACGTCGCAGGATGCAAACAGCATCACCGCAGACCCCCAATTCATCGGCGGCCCCAACCCGACGACTACAGATGGATTCCGTCTTAAACCCAGCTCCCCTCTCATCGGAACTGGAGTTGTTGGAACTAAGTACGACTACGATAACAAACGATGTGGTAATCCATCAAACATTGGAGCTTTCTGCTCCGTGTATCAAGATACGCGCTCTAGTTACTCAATCCGAACGGACTACTAATGGCAGATACCTCAGACCTAGCTACATGGATTACCGCCAAGGTTAAGGCTTGGGAGAACTGGCGTGACTCCAACTATCAAGAGCGATGGGATGAATACTACCGCCTGTGGCGAGGTATCTGGATAGAAGCAGACAAGAATCGAGCGGGAGAACGCTCACGCATCATCTGCCCTGAACTAGCCCAGACAGTAGAGACTATGGTAGCGGAACTAGAAGACGCTACCTTTATCCGTGACCGTTGGGTAGATATAGCTGATGACGTCGCCGACCAAGACAAAGCTGATGTGGGCCAAGCTCTCAATCTTCTACTTGAAGAGTTCGCGGCTAATGGGGTACCTGATGCTGTCAGCCAGAGTTACTTCAATGGTGCTCTATATGGTACCGGCATTGCTAAAGTTGTGGTGGATAAAATCAAGGAGCCGGTAGTAGAGAGCAACGGACTACCTAGTGTATCCTTCAAGGATAAGTACATCGTTCGTGTTATTCCTATAGCTCCACGTAACTTCGCTATCGACCCAAATGCTAGAAACGTAAATGAAGCTCTAGGCTGCGCTCACATTCTTAAGGTGCCTATGGCATCCGTCCTTAAGAAGATTAGTGAAGGTATCTACCGTAACGTACCAGTCAAGCCCTATAACGGGATGGTAGAGCGTATTGATAGCCTTGGTGAAGCAGAGCTACAAGACCAAGAGACCGAAGCGGTCAAGATAGTTGAGTATCACGGTCTGGTACCCAAATCTTTACTAACAGTAAAAGAAACACTGTTCGACAAGGTTGAACAGGCTATAGAGACTCTAGACACCACAGTTACCCCTCCAAAGGAGGGTGGTGGTGAGCTAGCTAGCGAGGAGCTAGTTGAAGCTATCGTAACCATCATCAACGATGAGTTCGTAGCCCGAGCCGTAGCCAACCCATTCCTAATGGGAGACCGTTCTATCGTAGCCTACCAGCACGATACGGTTCCTGACCGCTTCTGGGGTCGCGGAGTAGCCGAAAAAGGCTACAACCCACAAAAGGCACTAGACGCAGAGATTCGTGCTCGCATCGACGCTCTAGCCCTTTCTACACAGCCTATGATGGGCATCGACGCAACTAAGATTCCAAGGGGCGAAACCTTCGCTGTACGGCCCGGACGGAACATTCTCACACAGGGCAATCCAGCAGAAGCCCTCCTACCACTTAAGTTCAATCCTCCCGACCCCCATACTTTCCAGCAAACCCAAGAACTACGGGAAATGATTCAGCGTGGTACAGGTGGCTACGAGCTACCTGCAGCCATGTCCGACGCTAATCGTATGGCCGCTACCTCCATGAGTATGGTAGTAGGCTCCATGATTAAGCGTAGCCGTCGTACTCTAGCCAACATCGAACGCCAGTTCCTACGCCCTTTAGTAGAAAAAGCTCTATGGCGGTACATCCAGTTCAATCCCGAGCTATTTCCTCTTCGTGACTATAAGTTCAATGTCAAGGCTACAATGGGCATCATGGCCCGTGAGTTTGAGCAAGGCCAGCTAGTATCGCTTCTTAGTACCGTTCCTCCAGAAAGCCCAGCTTACTGGATGCTTATTCGTGGCATCTACAGCCATAGCTCTATCGACAATCGTGAGGAAATGATTAAGTTCTGTGACCAAATGATACAGAACGCTATGAATCCGCAGCCTCCTCCACCAGACCCCAAAGTCATGGTGGACCAAGCCAAGCTGGAATGGGAAAAGGAAAAGTGGCTAGATGAACGAGACCTAGAGACTCGTAAGCTAGAACAGCAAGATGAGATGTTCAAGGCTGAAGCCAAGAGAGACGTAGGCGAAGGCTACATGCAAACTGCTACAGCAGCCCTACAGATGGTTAGGGCTGAAACAGAGAAACTACGGGCTGAAAGCGAGGCTATGAAGAATATAGCCGCTGCTCAGAAGTCTATGGTTGAAGCTCAGATGGCTGGATTCCAACAGCAGATGGACGCTCTTATGAAGGTACGAGATACCTCAAAGAACGAAACCAAGGAGTCATCTAGCGAAACATCCAAGCCTGATGGCACCAAGACAGTTAAGAATGAGAAGGTATCCAAGGCTCCTGACCCCGATACATCGGCTACAGACCCAATCCTAGAGAAGCTTACACAGCTAATCGAAGGCCAGATGAAGCTGATGCAAGGCAATGCTAGCCAAACAGCTAGCCAGCCTAGCCCAGAGTTGGGAGGGGTGTTTGAGAAGTTAGCTCAGGTCATTGAGCGTCTTGAAGGCAAGGTATCCTCACAGGAAGAACAGATAGGAATGCTATCCGCTCCCAAGCCTAAGAAGCCTCGTAAAGCTCCTAAGCTTGAGCGAGATGAGCAAGGCATGATTAAAGCAGTAGACGGTGTTCCTGTCACTCGTGACGAACAAGGTCGTTTAGCCGGCCTAGAAGACCCACTACCGGAGTAAAACATGGCAGCTAGTCTAACATTTTATAACAGCTTTCGAGAGTACGTAGCTGACGGTACTATAGACCTAGATACGAACACCTTCAAGGTGATGCTTGTAGCTAGCGGCTATACTCCGTCAACTGCCCGTACAGTTAAAACAGACGTCACTAACGAGCTATCGACAGCCAACGGCTACGTAGATTAGCTCTACAACAAGCTAGATGGGAAGATGACGAAGAAGCCCTAGCAATCCTACTAGCAAGTATTATCAGGAGATAAACATGGCAAAGAAACAGGTAAAGAAGACCACAGGCTCTTATATGGGAGCCTTCACAGGAATGCTAGGAGCTAAACGAAAAGGTTCTATGGACGACGCTATCAATCGTATGAGTTCCGGTAAGGGCTCAAAGAAGAAGAGTAAATAATATGTCAGCAATCAATAAAGTAATCGTAGGCTTTGCTCTATTACTTGGTGTCCTAGCCCTAGGTAACGCTGCTGTAGTCAGCTATTTCGGTAACGGTGCAGCCGATGATGTTCGGTTCATGCTAGGTAACTATCTAAGCGGTGAAGCTGATACCTTCGCTCAAACAGAAAAGGTGTTCATGGTAATGCCCGGTCCTTGGGAACGGGAAGAAGTAGCAGCCGGTCAGACAGACCAGTCGCTAGGCACTAACGGTTCTACCGGAGACTACCTAGCCTTCTGTAACTGTCAGGTCAATACTAGTGGTGCTACAGGCACCTGCGCTATCGAAGACGGTACTAACACAGCATTCGATGACATCATCTCTGTACCAGCTTCTACTCCAGTAGGTCTGCACACTATTCGGGTAGAGTCTCAGGCTACCACAGCAGCCGGTTGGGAAGTTACCACAGGCGCCGCAGCTACCATGCAGTGCTACGGCCGCTTTGACACAAGCGGAGACTAATCCTCTATGTATAGAGCTATACTACTAGGAATTATATCACTCTTGCTGCTCTCGTTCGAGGCGTGGGGGGCAACGTATTATTTAGACCCCGATTGGGCTGGCGCAACGAACGGAACAGAAGTAGAGCCATTTAATGCGGTTAGTCAGTTTTTGGCCGTCGATTTAGCTGGGGATTCTCTGCTTTTCAAGCGCGGCACGACTTACACGGGAACGATAACCCTCACTCTCAACGATCAAACCCTCGGCGCGTATGGAACGGGCGCCAAGCCCATTATTGACGGCAACGATTCAAGTCACTGCATAAATCTTGGATCGACGACTGGCTGGACTGTTGAGAATCTCGACGTAAGGGACTGCAACAGTCGCGGGATTTACGCGCCCAATGGATTTACAGAAACAGCCACATCAAATGGCACGGTAGACGGTAATTCTGTCTCTGAAATGCTGACAGCCTCTAATAATGGCGTCGGCATTGTGGTTTACGGGACTGGTGTCACGATCACTAATAACTCTGTAACCGACACGGATTCTGATGGCATCTATCACCAAGGAATAAATAGCACCATCTCGGGAAATACGGTTACGCGCTCCGGGATGTCAGGCGCACAAGATGGGGACAGTATTCACGTCGGTTCGGGGTCCGATAACGTCACGATTGAGGACAATTATCTAGATCATACAACTAGCCTTGAAAAGCAAGGGATAGCCGCAAACGGCACGAACCACAAAATTCGCGACAACATAGTCCTGTTCATGGTGAACCCCGGAACGAGTCAAGAAAACAATGGTATTTACAGTGACGCATCAGGAACGATCATCGAGCGAAATTGGATTTCGGGAGCGAGACGCGGAGTAAGAATTAACGCCAATAGCATCAAGGTCCGATCCAACATCATTGTTAGCGCGCAGGATGCAGGGATTGACTGGGATAGTTCTGCGACCACTGGAATTGAGATTGTTAATAACACGCTTTTTGGCGGGGCTGGGCATGGCATTGACAACGTGCAGACGACAGGTTCGTCCATCACTGTCAGCAATAACAGCATCAGCGGATTTACTGGGACAGGACTGAAGCTAACAAACAAAACCGGCATCACGGAAAGTAACAATAACGCTTACAACAACGGCACCAACTTTTCCGTTTCAGGCGGGGAAGCGGCTTCCGATACTCAATCCGATCCTCTTTATGCTGGCGGCCCCAACCCCACGACGGCCGAGGGGTTCAAACCCTTTGCTACCAGTCCGCTATGCGGAGCCGGTTATCCTACACCAGCTAAATACGATTACGCTAATAAACGACTAGGTAATCCCCCCAACATAGGTGCTTATGGTACCTGTACCGCTGGTAGAACCTCCTACTCAACCCGGAGTACCTATGACACTCGATAAATACTTTGAAGTATACAGAGACCTGTTTATCCATCCCGGTTGGAAACAGTTCATAGAAGAGACTCAAGAAAGTTACGATAGTATAGATTTAGATAGCGCCAAGGATTACGAAGCATTTCTTATCGCTAGAACAATGCGTAGACAGCTTAAATCCATTCTCGCCTTTGAAGAAGGCATAAAGAACCACGAAGCTCGCTACGAAGATGAAAAGAATCTAGAGGTTTATGATGATTCTATATAGATATAGCTGTATAGAACACGGAGAATTTGAAGCCTTTAACACAATAGCCAAGCGGGAATTTCTTCCCTGCCCTAAATGTGGTAAAGACACTCAATACATGGTGGCAGCCCCACGAATCAAGCTGGAAGGTATAACGGGACATTTCCCTACCGCAGCAGACAAGTGGGCTAATCTCCATGAAAAAGAAGCCAAGAGAGAACCCCAATAAGGGAGCCTCTTGGAAACAGACCACAATCCCCAAAAGGGACGGTAAAGGAGAGTATATGACGTCGATAGTAGACAATGACTTGGATAATCCTCTAATGCAGACTGACGGCATCTTTACAGAGCTACAATCAGTTGAGCAACCAAAGGAGGAGACTCCCAGCGTAGAAGCCCAAACTAGCGAACCAGAGCTACCAGAAAAGTTCCGTAATAAGCCAGTACAAGAGATTGTACGGTCTTATGAGGAGCTAGAAAAGCAGCTAGGTAAGCAAGGTCAGGAACTAGGGGAACTACGGAAACTTACGGATGAGTTTCTAAAGCGCTCACTATCAGGAGACCTTGATAAAGACCATCTCCAAACACGTCAGCGGAACGATGATGAAGAACTAGCCCTACTTAACGGCATTCCAGATGAGGCTGTAAACAAGCTACTGGAAAAGAAGATTGGTCCTATTCTGGAGGAAGTATACAACACCAAGAAGGAACGGATGACAGCTAAGCTTAATGAAAAGCATCCCGACTTTGCGGAAATAGTACAGAATCCAGAGTTTGTAGATTGGGTTAAATCCTCACGGATACGTGGGGAACTCTTTATGCAAGCCCATCAAGGCTACGATTACAACGCAGCCGATGAACTGTTTACAGTGTGGAAGGAGCGTAAAGGCGTTAAGCCCAAAGCTGCTGTACCACAGGGTCCAGATGAAGAGACTGTACGTAACGCTGTGCTAGAAACTGGTACAGCTAACGACACAGCACCCAAGAAGCTCTATCGTCGGGCAGACATCATGAACCTAATGATTAATGACCGGGCTCGATACGAAGCACTACAGCCAGAAATCATGCAAGCCTACAGAGAAGGGCGTGTTCGATAACCCTTTACACAACCCTTTCGGAGATAATATAAATGGCAACTAGTACATATCCTACAGTATCAGGTGGTGTTGGTCTAACACAGGCCGGTGGTGGTACCACTTCAGCACCACGCGGCGACTTCATTCCGCAACTCTGGTCCGACGAAATTTTGGCAAATTTCAAGCAGAACCTAATCGTAGGTCAGCTTGTTTCTCGTATGAACCACAACGGTAAGAAGGGTGACTCTATTGTAATCCCCTCACCAGTTCGCGGTTCTGCTTCTAGCAAGGCTGCTCTAACTGGCGTAACCCTCCAGAACAACAACGAAGCAAGCGTTTCGATTCTAATCGACAAGCACAAGGAATACAGCCGACTCATCGAAGACATCGTTGATGTTCAGGCTCTAGCTTCCCTACGTCGATTCTACACCGACGACGCAGGCTACGCTATCGCTACACGGGTTGACCGTGACCTAGCTCTCCTATGGCACTACCTAAATGCTGGTAATACAACCCCAGCAGCCGCTAACCTCTTTGAAACAGCGGTTATCGGTAGCGACGGCTCAACAGCCTTCTCAGGTGGTTCTGGTGGTGGTAACGGTGCTGCTCTAACCGACGCTGGTATCCGTCGAATGATGCAGACACTAGACGACAACGACGTTCCAATGTCCGAACGAGCCTTCATTATCCCTCCAGTGGAAAAGAAGAACCTCCTAGGCATTCCACGTTACACCGAACAGGCGTTCGTTGGTGAAAGCGGTTCAGGTAGCTCTATCCGTAACGGTCTAGTGGGCAACCTCTACGGCGTTCCGGTTTATGTTACAACCAACTGCCCAGTCATCCACGTTGAAACAACCTCAACCAACACCCAGCTTGTGAACTTCAGCACAGCGGCTCTTACAGCCTCTACAACTGACGAATACGGTCTAACCGTAGACTTCACAGCAAAGACCGATACCCGGTGGCGTGTTGGTGCTCTCCTACACAAGAGCGCGCTAGTGTTCGTCGAACAGCTAGCTCCTCGCGTGCAGGTCCAGTACAAGCAGGAATACCTAGCTGACCTCCTCACCACAGACACAATCTATGGTGTGGGTCGTCTCCGCGACGGTGGCACAGGCACCAACAGCCTAGCCACAGCGGGCCTTGCCTTCGTCGTTCCTGTCTAATTAGAATAGAGCGGGGAGGGGCAACCCTCCCCTCTTTATACTAATAGTAAAGTTTAGGAGAAATAAATGGCTAACTCAGTAGGTACTCCAAAAGTAGTCCGAGGAACTAACCAGTTCCAAGGCGCTTTCAATGAAATGTGGGAAGTAACTGTTACCATCACAGACCAAGACGCAGTAGCAATCACAGACACCGCACGGTTCTCAGTAACCGTTCCTGGTGTCGCTCTAGGTGATATGATTATTGGTTTTTCAATCACAAACGATCTTAGCGACGGCACAGACCAGTGTGTGTTTATTCCGTATATTACCGCAGCTAACACCCTAACCCTACAGGTTACGGCAGACGCAGGTCAGTATGCAGCGGATGACCTGAACAACGCAGTAGTAAAGGTGCTTATCGGTCGTCCAGCTTGGTAACATAGTTTATGCTAATTAGAATCCTAGACCCAGAGAAATTCTATTACATAAATGAAGTATGTAAATTCTACGGAATAAAGTACGAGCAAGTAATAGAGGAACCTGCTAATGGCGATAACCTTCCTACAGGCGGTAAATCGAACCCTAGTAAAGCTACGGGAAAGCGAAGTCTCGACTCTTAACGGAGCAGACGAGTACACCAAGCTTATTGCAGCGTTCGTAAACGAGGCTAAAGAAGAGGTTGAGAATGCTTGGCCTTGGAGTAGCCTACGTACCTATGTAGACATCACAACCGTAGCAGGTACTTCAACATACAGTCTTACAGGTATGGGGGAGGAGTTCATTGTAGAGAGTGTTATCGAAGGTAACAACCCTCTTAATGGACCCTTCCCCAATTTTGTGTTGGACCAGCAGATAGCTACAACCAGTCTGCAAAGCTCTAGCACCAGTGCCTACTTTGACTTCGTTGGAGTAGACTCCAATGGGGACCCGCAGGTACGTCTTACTCCCACACCAGCCTCAGATGGCTCTACAATCCGTTTCTACGGACGTAAGAAGCAAGCCTATCTAGAGACTAGCACAGACAGCAACACCCTCATTAAGCTTCCTTGGAAGCCTATTGTGTACCTAGCCTACGTCAAGGCTCTCAGCGAACGAGGAGAGGACGGAGGTAACATCTATGATGAGGCTAGCCGTCAATACGAGATGGCTCTTGCTTCAGCCATAGGGCTAGATAGTCGTAACCAGCATATCAACACAGATTGGTACGTAGACTAAGAATGACTGTTCCTTTACTACCAGTAACATTTCAAGCTCCCGGCTACAAGGGTCTAAATAGCCAGCTATCTAGCACGGCTCTAGACTCAGGGTGGGCTACTGAGCTAGAGAACGCTGTGTTTGACCAGACAGGTAAGATTACCAGCCGCAAGGGCTGGGAAGCTCTAACAACCAGTGGTAGCCCCGGAGCGCACAACATTGAGCAAATTCATTGCTACGAGACCGAAACTAGCACTACTGTTATTTGTGCTAGCAACGCTAAAATCTACTCTGGTACTACGACACTCACTGATAGAACCGGCACTATCTCACCACCAGCAGGAAACAACTGGTGCTTTCAGAACTTCAACGCTACCAAGATAGTAGCGTGGCAGCTTAACCATCCTCCTATTGTATCCACCAGCGGTGGTAACTTCGCTGACATAGTAGTCTCAGATGGTGGAACCATCCCTGATGGGAATGTGTGCCTAGCTGCCTTTGGTCGCATCTTTGCTACCAAAGACGACGGCTACACTGTTCAATACAGTGCTCTACTAGATGAAACTAAATGGGCTGTAGCCAGCGGAGCAGGCTCTTTTAGCACACTAGACTACTGGCCTGATGGTAAGGACTACGTAACAGCTATGGCTGTCTACGAAGATAAGCTAGTGGTGTTCGGTCAGCGCAACACTATCGTATATGATAGTCCTGAAGCTCCCGGTAGTCTGGTTATCCACGACATCATAGCTGGAGTAGGGTGCATAGCCCGAGATAGTGTACAGGCAGTAGGTACAGATGTCCTGTTCCTATCCGAGACAGGAATACGGTCCCTTAAGAAGACTCTAGTAACCACCAAGAGTCCTGTTCAGGACATCTCAATCAACGTTCGAGACGAGCTACTTATCTACGCTACAGCGGGTAATGCTCCCAAGATTCGCTCAGCCTTCAACTCTGTAGAAGGCTTTTATCTGCTTCTGATTCCCTCAACCACGTCCCCTACTATCTGGTGCCTTGATGTAAAGAACTTACAACAGTACACCGACCTACCTCAAGCAGAACAGGTACGTATCTCGAAATGGACTGGTTTAGGGTCTCCTACAGCGGTGGCCTATGGCCGTGACCTAACTATGTATCTCGGAGTAAGAGATGCTGATAACGACGGTATTATAGCGGAGTATGCTGGCTACCTTGATGGAACCAGCAATTACACCCTCAAATATCGTAGTCCTTGGATGGACCTCGGCAACGAGCAGGAAGGTGGTAACTGGTACAAGATACCTAAGCAAGCCACAGTCACCACAGTAGGTGGGGGTAACTACACGCCATCCTTTGCTTGGGCATTCGACTTCAATAACTACGAGAACAGCAAGGCTGTAGCTGTAGCTAGTTCTACCGCAGCAGCGGAGTATAACGTAGCTGAATACAACATAGCAGAATATAACGCCAGTAATCGAGAGTTGGTAAACAGCAAGTTTCAACTATCTCGCTACGGGCAATTCATGAGAATGGGAGTATCTATTCCTATCTCGGGTAAAGAAGTCTCTGTACAGAAAATAGACCTCTACATGAAACGAGGAAGGATTAGCAGGTAATTTATGTCGAACTACACAAAATCTACTAACTTCACAGCTAAAGACGCTCTACCTACTGGCAACCCTTCCAAGATTATCAAGGGTTCTGAGCACGATGCTGAGTACGATGCTATCGCTACAGCTATCGCTACCAAGCTTGATACCACAGGTAGTGCAGCTAGCCTCACAGCCCTTCCCGCAGCAGAAGGCGGTAGCCTTGTACTGATAGCTACCCTAACACCCAGCTCAGCCGCTACTACAGAGTTTACTACCTCCAGCAACGCTGATATGTTCAATGGAACATATAAAAAGATTATTATTGATATAGTTTCTATAAAGCCAGCTACAGACGATGACCATCTCATGATTCGTGTGGGGACTGGAGCCGGTCCTACATACCAAACTACCTCCTATGAGTGGGGTCTAGTACAAGCGGGCGTGTCATCTAGTGCGGATGATGGCTCTACAGCATCCAGCGTTACTGCCGGAATTCGTATGCACCGTAGCGGTTCTGGTAACGGAGTAGGTAATGGTGCTGGCGAGAAGTACCAAGGGCAAGTCTTTGTCAATGATCTATCCGGCTCAGATTTTATTATGTTCAACTATCAGGGTAGCTACATCCGCTCAGATGGGGTGATGCAAGGCACCAACGGATATGGTAGGTACACAGCTAGCGTAGGACCTATAACCGCCCTACGGTTCCTGTTTGTTTCAGGTAACATAGCCAGTGGGACAATTAAAGCCTACGGAGTCAAGTAAGATGTTTGCTACCCTAACTTTAGTAGTAGCCTTAGTGTGTGACGGCGTAACAGACAACACAGCTATTCTCAATAACGCTATAGCTCAAGCTAACGCCACTAATGAAAAGATTATAGAACTCCCAGCAAGTAATAAACCTTGTGTATTTAACTCACAACCTACTCCTATTACAGACGGTCTATCATTAGTAGGACAAGGTAAATCCAATACTACTCTGCAATTCAACCAGAACAATCTGACATTTATTCGATTACGAGAGCAAGGTTCTACTATAGCTAACCTGTCTTTAACTCCCGGTCCAAATAACTCAGGTAGTATTGGTATAGGTGTTCAGTGCGATAACGGTCCTAGTGGGTGTGGAAACCACGTTATAGAACATATATGGGTCAGCTCTATTTACGGTTCTACTTGGGGAGTACCCATCAACGTAGACGGTAATAGAACTGTAGCACCTTTGGGAGCTAGAACACTGTTCTTTAATGACGTATCTGTATTCAACGGAGAATACTGGTCAGTTGTTCTACATAACTGTATTAGCTGTGAGTGGTTTGGTGGCGGGGCTTATAGAGGGGCAGGAACCACGGATGCTGTTTATGTAGGGGGAACTTCAACTAACGTAAGACTAGATATGACCTATAATCGGGGCACAGCAGTTGTATCAGGTTTGAGGAATCCCTAATGAAAAATATACCGCTAGTATTTATTAAGTGGCAGGATATTACCTCCAGCCACACTGGATGGATTAATGAATCGGATATAGCAAAGCTCAAGACAGCCACCTGTTATTCAGTTGGCTGGATAATGAAAGAAGATGACAAGAACTACTACGTCGTGTCAGCCCTAGTAGAACACGACGGAGAGTGGAGTCAAGGCTTCGATACAGTAATCCCTAAGGGGGTAGTAGACTCAATAAAAATACTAAGAAAGCGATGGTGGTAAATATGGAACAAGATTCTCAGCACTGGTCATTTGATAAGCGTATCAACCTATCTCACATATTTACTACGGCAGCGATGCTTATATCTCTGTTTGTATGGGGTAATAAGATAGACCAACGTGTTACTACACTGGAAGCCCAGACATCCGCTAACAAGGAAGTAGTGA